GCGTTGAAGTAACGCTTTACTAGACCACAAGGACCACAAGAGTCCTTAGTGAATAGAATAAATTTAGCAGTCATCGATCGTCGGCAGCACGGTTTTCAGAGAAGTATATATCAAAGGCACCATCAGGATAACGCCTCTCCAACTTCTTCACATTGGTAGCGATTACCTCATCAAAAGAAATACCTAGTGCTTGGGTTGCCTGTGCTACGTACCAGAGCAGATCACCCAACTCAATAATAAGATGCTCTCGGTTATCATCGGTCCAGGGTTTGCCTTGAAATACCATCTTCTTAATGATCTCAAGGAATTCACCACCTTCAGCGTTAATCCCAACGCCAGCAGTAAGCAGACGCTCAATATTGGCACCCTTTCTATCAAGTTCAACAAGACGGTCAGCAAGGGCAACAAAATCTTTAGAAGCATCTGACGTTACAGCGTCAACAAAATGTTCGTAGCGTTCAAATTCAATAGTCATACATTCCACTCAGCAAATTTAGATAGACGGTTTTGTGTTTCTGCAAATTGTGAGAACTCCTCACCAGGGTCCTCTGCATCGATGCTGATAGCGGAAGCATCGTCCGCTACATCATACAGCTTCATTTTGGATCTGTCAATTCCCACCATGAATTTTCTAGAGGTAACGAGGTCTGAGTACCTGTTCTTAAGTTGTTTGACCATGAGGCGACCCTGTTGTTCAAGCTCATCAGTGCTGATGAGAGCGAACATAAAATCAGCAGTGGCAGGCAAACCAAAAGACTCAGAAGTATCGGTAAGGTCAGGGTCAGAGTTGCCATAACCAGAGCGAGTAGTTTGAGTAGCTGAGACAATAGGTACATTACATTCCACAGCAAGACCACGCAACTCCTCAGCAATCGCCTTGACATACGTGTAAGAGTTAACAATCGCACCTTTATACCTCGCAGACGCACAGATGTTTAGATAATCGACAAAAATAATATCAGGTTTAAAATCTTTCTTGAGGGAAAGATCACTCAGGAGTGCTTTGAAGTGTCCTGCATGTGCAGATGCTGTCGGGTACTCCTTGATAATAAGTTTTCCTTTAGTTTTTCTAGAGATCTCCTGAACCTTACTAGTGAAGATAACTTCAGGTAGTTCTGCAATATCTTTAACATTGACGTTCAGAAGGTTTGCGTCAATTCGTTCAGCAATTTTCTCCTCTGCCATTTCACATGTAATGTAGAGAACGTTGTAGTTCTGAGTGAGCGCGGCAGCAGCTGCATGGCACATGAATAGAGATTTCCCGACGCCTGTACCAGCAAGAGCGACATTGAGAGTCTTGTTAGAGAGACCACCTTTCGTGATAAAGTTAAACTTTTCAAGATCAAATGGGACTTTCTCTTCGATTCTGTGGTAGAAATCATAGCGTTCTTCTGCTTGTTCAATGTAATCGTGTCCAATATGTTCGTCAAAAGATACCGCTAGTGCTTCTTGTAGAATGCCAGGTATCGCATCCTTTGATATTTTCTTATCGCCTCCATCTGCAATCTTGATCGACCGCATAAGGGCGAGGTATATAGCTCTGTCTTGACACCACTTTTCTGTGGAGTCAAGGAGCCATTCGTAATCGACCCACTCATCTGTGAGTCCTCGTACCGTCGATAACGAATCTTGGTACGCATCGTCAGTAAGGTCATTACGATTTTGTAGATTGATCGTAAGCACTTCTTGAGTAGGGATCTTGTCATACTTAGAAGCAAAGTCAGCGATCTCTTCAAAGATAATCTTTTCATGATATTCTTGGAAATAGTCTGCCTTCAAAAAGGGAACTACCTTGCGGTAATACTCCTCAGTAAAAAGGAGGTTACGCAAGATAGTTTGTTCGATGCGCTCAGTTGCCATAGGAGAATTCTTTTTGTGCTGCTTCTTCGAGTTTCTGCATCACTTCTTCTGTGAAGTATTTTTCGGGATCAGCAAGTACAGCAGAAGGATAAACGGAAGATTCCCCAATAAGAACCCGATTACCGTTCTTCCCGAAGACTCCGTGCTCGATACCCAATTCCAGTAATCCGTAATACTTGTCAAGTCCCCGCTCGTCAAAAAATAGGCGTGTTGCAACTTTACTCCCTTCGATGGTTAGACGAGACTTCTTCGCCTCGCATTTGATAATGTTGCCAACCACTTCCTTTTTGCTATCACGTTCCTTAGACTTGCTGAGGTAAATGATAGTAGAAGCAGCATACTTCAACCCAGTGCCGCCACCCATCTCCTTGGTAGGAACATAGGAACCGATCACATCATATGTATGGTTAGTGACGATCATAGGCACCTGTGCTTGTCCGAGTTTCAAAGTCAAAACACGGAAGGCACCTTTGATCAGTTGACTCTTGGTCATGTCACGGACCTGCTTGTCGTTAGCAACGTCCTCCATCTCTTTGTTAGTGGAAAGCATACCAAGAGAGTCTAGCACAAACATCATAGGCACACGCTCATCCTGAGGTTCTTTCATATACTTGTCAAGGATTCTACATGCCTGTGTCCTGAACTCTTCGATAGTAGCGACAGGCATGATGATCATGCGCTTAGAGTCGATACCACGAGACTCAATCATGTCACGGGAAATGGCGGATTCAGTCTCAAAATAAATGACGCCACCTGTAGGATTAGCGTTAAGGAAATTACGAACGACAGAAAGAGCAAAAAAAGTCTTCCCCGTGCTCGATTCTCCAGCCAAGGCAGTGACTTTGTTGGAAGGCAAGCCTCCAAACAACGAACCACTAACCAAGGCGTTAAAGATATAACTGCCAGTATCAACGTAATTAGTAATGTCGCCAGCAGCAACTCCTTCACTAACCAAACCAGCAAACTCGTTTCCACTTTCCTTAATTACAGTGTCTAAGAATCCCATTGATCTACTTTCTCCTCATAAAAATGTACATACTGATAATCCTGACTCATGAGTTTGGCGAACGCACGAGCAGTTTTGTAGTCTTCAAAGCATTTGATGTCTTCAGATCCGACTTGACCCACAACGTGGTTGGTCCAAGTGACTACGTAGATCTTCTTACTCATTCAAAGAAGCTCCCAATGGTAATGGTTTTTTCATGGGTCCAACCAATACATTGTAGCACGTTTTTGAGTGGTTCGAGAAACGACTTTTCAAATTGTGTTTGATAGTCCACATACTTCTCAATGCCAAACTCCTTCGGCAACTCACCAAAGAAACTAATAGCATTCTCGTGAATTGGATTGGGTGTCTTGAGATACATGAACTTGATTTTCTCACCCTCTTGAATCAAAGGATGCTTGTTCTCTACTTTGTGTTTTCGCACGTAGTGGTTGTAGAGCAAAGCACCTCGCACATGGATAGGGGTGCCTTTTTGGTAGATCTCCGTTGGATGGCGGTACTTAGCAAGATTATTAACTCCTCGTGGGAAAGCAACTTCCTCATAAGGTCGCAGTCTCGTTTCTGCTCGCACGTCATTGATGAAATCGATAAGTTCATCATTTGTTTTGCCGATAATAATTTTAAACGCTGCATACAACTTGTCCCTAAAATACGCAGGAGTTGAACTCCTTGCTGTTTCCAGACCCATAATCTTCATCTTAGGGTCCTTATATCTAACTCCTTCAGAGTCCCATACGTTGAGAATGTAACGCTTCTTCGCAGTCCAGATACCACGGTCAGCAATATTCTCACGCTTCATGCTCATTTTTTGTTCATATGCCGAAACGTAATTCGCAAGTTCCTGATAAGAGGATTCGATGAATGGTTCCAACTTGTCTTGACAGATCTTATCAAGTATGGAAACAATCGCTGCTTTATCGCCAGACTTATTAGCAAAGAATTTACTAACAAGAGGTCCAAGATTAAGATAGATTGAGTCGGTATCGCTAGCGATGACATAATCTACGTCCTCGGTTTGCAAAAGTTTATTTAGATATCCGTTCATACGGTTCTCAATCCAACGGATCGATACCTGACCAGACAAAGTGATCGCCTCAGCATTAGCGAGACGGTAATAACGGAAGTGTTCATTACCGATTGCACCATAAGCAGAGTTCAAAGAGATCTTCTTTGCCATCTGAATATTGTTACATCTCGCAATCTCTTTCATGAGTTCGACAGTGGGTGTCTTCTCATATTCTTTCTTGGCAGCAATCATCTTCTTCTTGAAGATGACACGAGAGTCATACATCTTCTTCATCATCTGAGGAAGAAACCCATGCTTGTCTTTGCGATACTGTGCTCCGTTAGCACAGACAGCATACTCACCATCAATCTCTACTTGTTTCTCAAGTATCTTATCAACGGTAACTGTTGAGTGTCTGGTATCTTGGAGTGTCTCTGGCGAGATATTGTACTGCCTAATAAGGTG